ACCTCGTGACCCGCTGCGGATCATGTATCCCCTGTACTCCCAGGGATACTGCAAGTCGCCAGAGCGACGAGTTTTGCGGTGTAATGGTTTCATGACCACTCCTCCACTGTTATCTGGCTTTCATCAGTAATGTTGACGAAGGCAGGCTTATAAGCGCAACGCTTCCAGTGAGCGATAGCCATCTTCCGAGCGCCTTCTGCGGTGCGTGCTGATTTCGTAAAAACGGTCGCGCCGTCAAACATACAATAAAACTTTTTCATCGGTGGCAGCGGCTTGCGCTCCTGCTTGCCGGAGCCATTGCACTTGAAGCAAACGCCGCCGAGCACATTTCTGTGCGCAGCGATTTCGCCAGTGCCGTTGCATTTGCTGCAGTCGTACATAATCACGCCTCCTAATTACCAGCCGCGAAAGAAGCGCGCTTCGTCGCGATCTTCTACAAAAGTGATCTCGTCAAAATTTTGCTCTAGCAAGCTAGGCAAGTCAAAAAGGCTTGCGCTGCGTAGCTCTGACAAAACGCTCTCGCGCTGATGGCTATTGAAAGATCTCTGGTCCATGCAGTTGTCTGCAATCTTAATAAGCTCTGCGCGGTTCTGTGCTAACGGGCTGTCGTTTTCGATGATGATCATTGTGATTCTCCTGTTCTCGGGTTATATGTATTGTTAACACAATGTTAACATTATGTGCAAACAAAAAGTGAGCATTAATAAAATTTTTTCTCGACACTGATTCCTGCATGATGTTAACACGATGTTAACGAAGGAGGCTGCTATGGAACTAAAGCAAATCGGTCCACGCATCAGGGTGCAGACCGCAAACGATTTAACAGCTCTGGCAAAAGAGCGGCGCACTAGTGTTTCTGCGCTCGTGGACACCGCATGCCAGGAATACATAAAACAAGAAAGAGGCGAGCAAATTGAGCAACTTATCAGAACCAAAGACAATCGCAGGAATTGATCCTGGCTACAAAACCGGCGGCGTTGCGCTGTGGAACCCGGTCATGGATTGGTACGAGGTCCACGACCTCCCGACTTACGAATCAGGCGGGGTCGACTTGGTAGCGCTGGCCGACATCCTCAACAGTGATAACGTCAGATATGTTTACATCGAAAAGCAGCAAGCGATGCCAAAGCAAGGCGTTAGCTCCACATTTAACCTGGGCTATGCCTTCGGCCAGATCGTGGGTATGATGCAGCTCTGGGAGCAGGTTAGCTACAGCCTAGTAACGCCAGCAAAGTGGAAGCGGGAGCTCGGCGTGCCGCGCGGTAAAGATGGCGCACGCATCATGGCGCAGCGGGAATTCCCAAAGGTTGCAAAGCAACTCACCAGAAAGAAAGACGAGCACCGCGCCGAGGCGCTGCTCATTGCAAAGTATGGGAGAAACTATGAGTGGTTCTGACATAAACTACACAATGTCCAACGAGGAGTATCATTCTCACCACGACATCCTGTCTTCGTCCGGCGCTAAGATCCTGGCGACAAAAACGCCAGCAGAATACGCGCACTACATTAAGATGTCGAAGCTGAAAGAGGGCGACGACCCGACAGAAGCTCAGGAAAAAGGCACTGCGGTGCACACGCTCGTCTTCGAGCCGCACATGGAAAAGATGATCTGGAAGGGGCCAGAGGCGCGCCGAAACACCAAGGAATGGAAGGAGCTGCAGGAGGAGGCCGACGAGGCCGGGTGCCTGTTGCTCAAGCCAAACGTGTACGAAGAGGTGCACGATATGGCACGCGCGGTCCGCGCCAACGGTGAAGTCGAAGCGTTGCTGTCGGGTTCGCTTGTTTGCGAGGCTAGCGTGTTTACGCACGACAAAATCTACGACGTGCCGCTGCGCTGCCGGCCTGACGCTTGGCGCAAAGACATCGGCGTACTGATCGACCTGAAGACAACTGTCGACCCGACACCGACAGGCTTTGGCCGAGAGGTTGCAAAGTGGGGCTACCACATACAGGATCAATTCTACCGGCGGTGCATGACGCTAGCCGGTCACGAGATAGACCGTTTCGTATTTATCGCCGTGGGTAGCGCAGCGCCGCACCTGGTGTACTTATACGAGCTGGATTACTGGACCCTAGAGGAAGGTGCCAGCGCGGTCAGAGAGGCACTTCAGACTTATTCTGATTGCACCAAGAACAACGAGTGGGGCTATGCCGACGCGGAAACGATACACATGCTATCGATCCCGCAATACTCGTACAAGTTCACACAACCTGAGTAGGCACACAGTCAAAGGAGACACACATGCCAATAGCTTTTCAATCTGAATCCGAAACAGACGGCGTGTACTTTCGCGTACACATGCCGCAAAACCGTTTCTACATTAAAACCGAGGAAGGCGAGACAACGCTGGAAGACAAGGTTTTTGCGTGCGACGTTAACAACCTGAAAATGGGCTGGCTGCAAATTGACACCGGCATACGCGATTGGCAGGAGTGGCCATCCCTCGGCCAGCGAACTGCGCAGCCATCGCCGGAGCACAAGCAAGGTTTCGAAGTGCCCTGTTGCGCCAAGGTCAATGGCCAGATGACTAAGGCTATGTTTAGCGACAACGGCGTAGGCAAGTGCAACCTGGTTGCCAAGATCTACAACGAGGCGGAGCAATGCCCTGAGTTTAAGCAGGACATGGTTCCGGTGATCCAGGTCACAGGGTCCACGCCAGTGATTAAAGGCAAAGGCACAAGCTACGACGTGTCCTTCGTGATTAAGCAGTGGGTGCCGCGTCCGGCAGAAACAAGTGCAGAAGTGACACCAACTCCTGCACCCGCTCCGGCGCCTGCACCGGCCCCAGCGCCTGCAGCTGCACCCGCGGGAGATGACTTCGGCTTCAACTAAAAACAATGCCGGACAGGTGCTGCGAGCATTTGTCCGGCGCAAACAACAGAGGGAACAGAATGTCAGAAGCATATTTTCAACGCGTCAGAGAGAACATCGTGCAAGATGTCACGCACGCGATTGCAGGCTCACGCAACGACACACTCAACGTTGCGGCATACACATTAGGTAGACACGCGCACCTTGCGCCAAAATTTTTAGATAACGCAATCATTGACCTGCACGCAGCTGCAAAATCAATCGGCCTGCGTGACCAGGAGATCCGCACCACCATTGGCTCCGGCTTTCAGCGCGGCGGGGAAAACCCAAAGCATTTGGAGAACTCCGAGCAGCTGCCATATACGCCCAGCGAATTCGACCGCTTGGTTGACCGGCTGCAAGCGGAGCAGATGTTACTGAAGGACGACAAAACGCGCGAAGAAAAAATTCAAAGCGCGCGCCAGGTTTGGGATAGATCTGTAGACATCACCAGTGATAACATACAGCAGATCCGCCCGGCGTTGTTATATCTGAATGGACGACAGATTAACGCTCGAAGCGCTGTGGGGATCGCGCGGTACAGCCCGAACGTTTACGATGGTCCCGCTCTGATTTTTCCCGCTCGCACTCAGGACGGTGAGATCTCTGGCGTTCAGGCTGTACTGCTCACCGAGGACGGCAAGAAACGTTTCCACAATGACATCTGTAAATATTCCCGGGGCGTCATCCGCGACAGCGCAATGACGATCCCTGGCGGGGCGCCAATCATTATGGTCGAGGGTCCAGAGGACGCGCTTAGCATTAAGGAAGCAGCCGGCGAAGACGCTACGATTATCTGTACGTTTGGTAAGGCAGGCATGAAGACGCACCAGGTGCCACGAGCGTCAGATGTTACGGTCTGCGCTGACCCTGATCTGGACGTGGACCCGGTGGTCGACAACTTGTCCGGGGATGGCTCGACAAAGGTGTATGTCGTGCGCTTCAACGAGCTTGGCGGAGACGGGGTCAAGGACGCAAATGATATGCTCCGAGAGGCCGGCGCGGACAAGCTGCGTGAAGCGCTTTCTCTTGCTAAACCATACGACGTGGACAAGCAAGAAATTGTAGCGTCAGAGCGCAATTTTCCGAGCGAATGGAGTTACATTGACCCGGCCAGCATACCCAAGCGCCAGTGGATCTATGGAACGCACTACGTTCGCAGTTATGTCAGCGTCCTGGCGGCAGCGCCAGGCGTCGGCAAGACGTCGATGCAGGTTGCAGAG